CTAAGATTGACGGAGAGTTTTTTCCCGCAAAGTATTACTTTACAGTGGACTACACTGAGAGTGAGATAGCAGATGATCCGGCCCAACACAAACAAAGCCATGTGTTAGAGCTTCTAGATGCTGGTCAGTGGACTGGAAATATTGTGGCTTTGCCTAATAATCGTGTAAGAGTCACGCACCCTGCTTGGTTTGAAACGGGCGAAGGCGCACCTGATTTCAAACCTTCTCAACACATACACTATTCAAAGTCTGATTTAGATTATACAATGGACGTAAATCAGATTTTTGATAATCTCTACGCAGAAGAGGAAAACGAAGATGGCGATGAAGAAGAAGGGTAACGCCAATGGCGGCAAGAAGCGCATGATGAAGTCCAAAGGTGGTGCTATGGGCGGTAAGCGCATGATGAAGTCCAAAGGCGGTGCTATGGGCGGCAAACGTAAAATGATGAATAAAGGTGGCGCAGTCGGCGGCAAAATGATTAAAGGGCCGTACAGCTAAATGGCTCTATCAGGTTCAAATGATTTTGAGCTCGATGTAGCTGATTACGTCGAAGAGGCTTTCGAGCGGTGTGGCTTAGAGGTGCGTACAGGATATGACCTTAAAACAGCCACCCGCTCCCTCAACCTTATGTTAGCTGATTGGGCTAACAGGGGTTTAAATCGTTGGACGATGACTCAAACGTCGACTACCTTGACGGCGGGTACCGCAAATTACAATTTAGGTATTGATACAATAGATATTCTCAGTGCGGTCATCCGCACTGGCACAGGAACTAACCAATCTGATATTTCATTGAGTCGGTTAAGTCGTGACGGATATTTAAGCATCACCAACAAAAACACAACTGGTAAACCCACACAGTTTTACGTTGATAGACAAATCAACCCAATCGTAAAGCTATGGCCTACTCCTGATAGTGTAGAGACTTATACTTTGGTATTTGATAGGCTAACCAGAATGGACGATGCGGATAGTTCTTTAAACACTTTGGATGTCCCGTTTAGGTTTTACCCTTGTTTGGCTGCTGGTTTAGCTTATTACATTGCTTTGAAGAAAGCTCCCGATAGAGTTCAAATATTAAAAGCCGTGTACGAAGAAGAGTTTGAGAGAGCAGCTTCAGAAGACAGAGACAGAGCTACTCTTAGTTTGACCCCTAGTAGAGATTACTATACGTTTATTTCATGAAGTACGCGACAGGTAGAAAATCTTTAGCGATATGCGATAGATGTGGGCAAAGGTACCGATACCTGAAACTGCGTAAGGAATGGACAGGTTTAAAAACTTGCCCTGATTGTTTTGAGCCAAAACATCCTCAGTTAGAGCCTAGTTCGCCACCTTTCGAACCGCAAGTTTTGCATGAACCGCGTATTGATGTTAAAGAGGACAATATACCCTTTACGGTTTACACGAATGCGGGTCTGGGTTTGATTGGAACTAATATTACTTCTTTTGAGGCCACTGCAAGTGTTGGCACTGTTACGGTGAGTACATCATGAGCTACACTTACACAGAATTAAAAAACTCTATCAAGGATTATACCGAGAACCAAGAATCCAGTTTTGTTTCTCATTTGTCAGATTTTATTAAATCAACAGAGCAACGCATTTTCACCACAGTAGATTTAGAATTTTTCCGTAAAAACGTCACGGGTAGCACCAGCACGGGCAACCAATTCTTAGCCATGCCTACTGATTTTTTAGCTGCGTTTAGCTTGTCTATCACAAACTCAAGCAACAAAATATTTCTTCAGCAAAAAGATGTAAATTATCTACAAGAATTTAATCCTGATAACAGCACGGGTATACCAAGATACTACGCTGTTTTTGATTATGAAAATTTCATATTGTCGCCTGTGCCAAACGCGAATTTTACTTCTGAGCTACATTATTATTATCGCCCTGAAAGTCTGACAGCCAGCACGTTTGAGCTTACTTTATCGAGTGTGAGTGGCACATTTGCGAACTTAGAGACGATTACTGGTGGAACTAGCGGCGCGACTACAACGATAAACTCAGGAGGTGGCGGCTCTGTATTGACTGTGGTGATCCCTAGTGCAGATTTTACGGTTGGGGAAACAGTGACGGGTGGGACTAGCGGTGCTACAGGCACGGTGGTTTCTACTAGTGCAGATACTCGAAAAACATTTCTCAGTGAAAATGCTCCGAATACTATGCTTTATGGGTGTCTTGTTGAAGCATACACTTATATGAAAGGTGAAAAAGACATAATGGATTTGTATAATGGCAGGTTTGTAGAATCACTTGGCCGCCTTAAAGATCTTGCTGAGGCTAGAGAAAATACGGATGCTTATAGGACAGGCTTACCTACAAGGCCTCGCACATGAATATTGCTATTGTTGGTCTTGGGGGTAGCTATTCCGATTACATAGCTGCCCGAGTTGCCTCAGAAGAATTTGATGAGGTCTGGGGGATTAACTGCATTGGAGGCATTATTCACGTTGATAAAACGTTCATGATGGATCCTGTATCTAGGTTTTTGGATACCGAAAACGCTGGGACACAAACGGGTATAGCTCGGAAATTTTTAAAAGAGAATAAGAAACCGATCATTACTTGCCAACTTGATAAACGGGTGAAAAATTTAGAACTATATCCGTTGAAAGAAGTAGCCACGGATTTAGGTTTTTGTTATTTCAATAACACTGTGGCCTATGCTGTAGCTTATGCGATATGGCAAGGAGTCACTAAAATTTGTATGTATGGCATGGATTATACCTATAAAAATGTGAGCATGGCCGAGGCAGGGAGAGCTTGTGTTGAGTTTTGGTGTGCGATTGCTGTTTCTAAAGGTATAAAAATAGAGGTAGCGAGCAAATCTACTCTGTTAGATACTAATGTGCCAGATAATGAAAAGTTATACGGCTATCACAGATTAGATGATCCTTTAATACAAACCGTGCATGAGGGTAGTTTGATGATTACAAAGCAATCAGAATATGAACCCCCAGAGCCGGTAGAGTCCGACCCTGTGGTTTTTGGGAGACACGATCTTGTTTGATGTAAACGTAGGAACTGTAGGCTCAGTAAACATTATAACGTCTGATAATGGTGGGTTATCCAATGATCAGATAGCAGATATGTTGGCGGGTAAGTTAATATACATATCTGATGATGCTCCAGAACCTATCCGTCTTCAAGCTGAAGCTTTTAGGGATAGAGTAAGAAATCTAGCACAATACTATATAGAGTTGGCTAGAAAAGAGGAACGTGCTACTATTTGCGCCAAGGTCCGTGAAGCTGGACAACTGGAATTAGCAAACGCTATTGGGAGACTGTAATGGCAATCGCACAAGCAATGTGTAACTCTTTTAAAAAAGAGTTGATGTTAGGCACACACAATTTCGCAACAAATGGTAATGCTTTTAAGCTGGCACTTTATGCTGAAGGCAGTGGTGGAAAATCTTCTACAACCGCTACTTTAGGTTTTGGTACTACTGCGTTTACTACTACAGGGGAAGTAGCGTCTAGTGGCTCCTACACCACTGGAGGGGGTGCTCTTACTAAAGTGGCTCCATCCGTTGCTAGTTCTACCAGTACAGCAACAGCATTTACTGATTTTGCTGATATCCAGTTTACCACAGCTACAATTACAGCGATGGGTGCGTTGATTTATAACGATACAAACAGTAATAAAGCCGTCTGCGTGTTGGACTTTACGTCAAATAAAACATCAACCGCAGGTACTTTTACTGTTCAATTCCCAACAGCAGATGCTAGTAACGCCATTATCCGCATAGCATAATGGAGTAGTTCATTGTCAAGCTCTGGCTGGGGACGCGGTACTTGGGGCCAAGGTGCTTGGAACCAATCTATATCAGTCGCTGTCACTGTCAGTGTTACTGGTGTTGGAGCCACTACCGCTTTAGGTGATGAACAAACTAACGCCGGAGCTAATGTTCTAGGCGTTGCAGCCGTTGCGACTACAAGTCTAGGCAATGAGGCTGTATCAGGCTCAGCTTCATTTACAGTATCTGGCGTTGCTGCTACCTCTGCGGTTGGCAATGAAACTGCAATAGGCACAGCAACAGTATCTGTATCTGGCGTTGCGGGTACAACGTCTGTTGGTAACGAAACCGTTGCGGCAAATTCTTCTGTAGCTGTTATAGGTAACGAGGCCAGAGGTAATGAAGACCTCGGCGGTGCGCGTCACGCTGAATACTTCGTGCCCACAGACAGCGATGATCCCGACATAACTGTTATAGCCTTTGAGGCCAGCACCACAGTTTCGGCTGACGGTTCATCTCTCGGCACAATAAGTTCGGCAGGTGGCACACTTACTGTTTCTGCGTCAAACTACGAAAACAAGATTATATCGGCGAACAAGCCGATTACTCTTCAAAGTGGAGATAACCAAACTGTTGGTGTGCCGACCTCTTGGGCGGGAACCTCGTTTGGTTTTCGTAATACAAGAACAGGTTTGGTATTACAAATGCGAGCCTTGTATGGCACGGCATCTGTAGAAATATTTAAGGACGGTGTATCAACTACAACGCTCAGTGTAGGTAGTACCGCGACCACAACACAATCTTACGCTGACGATGACTCTGACCCTGAATACACCGTATTTTCAGACTATCCGATTATTGTCTTTAAGACACGCGCTACTAGCTTGTCTGGCGATAGCAGGCCAGCGTTCCCTGCAACCACCGACTTCCTTTATGGTTTTGCAGCGGCTACTGCGACAGCGGTTTTGGTGGACGGGTATGGTGGAACGTCACAAACCTTCACAAGATTTGCTAGTGATGGAACCAGTGACAGTTCCACGATAAGCACAACCAACGGTAATTTTGCAACAGGCACAGACTTTACAGGACCAAGTAATAGGTATCAAACGGCTAAAGCCTCTGCGGCATTTAGCATTGCGGACAGTGACGGCGGTGAAAAAACCAGCTTTATACCGGAGGGCTGTTTCGCTCACGAGTTCAGACTCATAGAAGCGGCTGAGTTTGTTAATTTTATAGGTGCGCCGAGTACGAATGGCCGTAAAATTCAGGTCTACAACAGTAGCGGTACACTCGTTGATACAATACAACTTGCGACAAGTAACACTGGATCAGACTTCCCGACTAAGTTCCAGCTTATTTCAAGCACAACTACGGACAGTAACCTTACAGGTAGTAAGAAAAGCTATGAACTCACCGCTGGTATGAGGTTTGTCTCAGAAGTGCCAGTCGGAGCTATCGTAGAAGACGACAGTAGCGACAGAGAATCTAACCTCTTTGGTCTTCGTAATTTCCCCGGATTTACCACAGGCACCGCAGCAGTAGCAGCGACAGGTGTAGTTGGCACATCCACTGTTGGTTCCGTAACAGTGGTTGGCACGTCCTCATTTACTGTTACCGGTGTAGCTGGCACGAGTACGCTCGGGAATGAAACAGTAGCGGCTGGCGCGACCCTTACTGTTGCTGGCGTAGCTGGCACTAGCCAACTAGGTGATGAGGCGACAACCGCTGGGGCTAGAGTTACGGGTGTTAGTGCTGTCGCGACCACGGGCTTGGGTGACGAGTCTGTGGTTGGCACGTCCTCATTTACTGTTACCGGTGTAGCTGGCACGAGCACGCTCGGGAATGAAACAGTAGCGGCTGGCGCGACCCTTACTGTTGCTGGCGTAACTAGCACTAGCACACTAGGCTCTGAGACAGTTACCGGTGCAGCCGTTGTTTCTCCCTCTACTGTGCTAGGCACTACACAAGTAGGCGACGAGCAAACCAATGCTGGAGCTGTCGTGACTGGAGTTGGTGTTGCAACCACAGTCAGTTTTGGTGAGGAGTCTGTCACAGCAGATGCTAATCTAGATATCACAGGTGTTTTAGCCACGAGTTCCCTCGGTTCCGAAACAGTTTCAGGTGGCTCTTCGGTTGTTGCATCTGGTGTTACTGGTACAGGATTAGCCACAACCGTTCCCACTATAGCGTCTGGATATCCCGTCACAGGGGTTGCAGGAACTGGAAATATTGGTATAGTTCAAATCTACACGAGTATTGTGCCTAGCCAGACTCCTGATTGGACAGAAGTAGAAGCAGCTTCCCCTTCATGGTCTGAAGAGACACCCTCGCAGAATCCTGATTGGACAGAGATAGCGGCGTAGGAGCAATACATGGCGAGTTCATTTAGCACTAATTTAGGTATAGAAAAACCAGCCACAGGTGAACTTTCAGGCACTTGGGGTGACGTTACAAATTTTAATTTTGATATTTTTGACCGAGTTACTGGGGCGACAGACCTTACTGCCAGTGACCTTACAACTGATCTTACAATCCGTGCAGCTTCCCCTACTTCTGGGCAAAGTAACGTACAGACGGGTATGTTTTCTGTCATCAACCTTAAAGACAGCGGGTCAGATTTAGGCGGTGTTAATGTTGTTACGATTGCCCCAAACACAGCTTCTAAATTTTTTGTTATTCAAAATTCCCTGTCTGGTAGCCGCAGCGCGACGATTCAACAGGGTAGCGGAGCCACCGTGTCCATACCAAACGGTAAAACTGATATAGTGTTTTGTGATGGAGCGGGTTCAGGTGCAGCGGTTACGGCGGTTGGCTCCTCATTTAACGTAGCCGACAACTCAGATGTGGCTGATCAAAGTACAGCCCTTGCAATCGCCCTTGGATGATAGGAGTACAACATGGCAAATGATGCTTCCGTAACGACACAGGCGACAGTTTTGCCGGACGAGATTGCCAAAACTTTCTCGGCTAGTATGACTGTCACCCCTGCTGATGCCAACGATAAGTGGTATTATAAAAAGACTAGCGTATCCAACTCAAGCACAGATTTGATCGCGGGTAATTATACAGATTACACCGCCGTTGATGATGACACGGCACCAACCGCTGTAGCGACAGGTGACAAGGTCAAGTTTTTGTTTATCAAAAACATAGACACAAACAGCCGTAGCATTTTCGTGTGTTTTGATGCTGGAACGGCATCTTCATCTTTAGCAGACGCTGTAACCATAGGGCCAAACGAGGCTTTTGCGGCAAGGCTTCCAAATGCCACCGTAGCTGATGTTCACGCTATTTCGTCTGCATCCACCGCAGAGGTCATCGTATGTGCTTTGCTTGATGATGTAGGATAGGAGTAGGTCATGGCTAATACCTTTAAAAATAAGGTGTTTAACGGTGCGAACAGCAGTGCTGACTCCGACATGGCTGTTTACACCGTGCCAAGTTCTACCACTACCGTGGTGATTGGCCTGACGCTGGCAAACACCGGATCATCTCAAATCACGGCAGATATTAAACTGAACGCTGGTGATATGGTGTTTTTGGCTAAAGATATTCCTATACCTGTTGGATCTAGTTTTGAATACATGGCTGGAAATAAAATCGTTATGGAAACGGGCCATAGTTTGATTGTGCAATCTAGCGTTGCCAATAGTTTGGATACGGTGGCTAGTATAATGGAGATCACTTAATGCCATACATAGGTAAGACCCCATCACAAGCTACACGTCAACGATACTATAAAACAGCCAGCGGAGGTGAAACATCTCTTTCTGGCACTATGACCACTGGTGGTACGCTTACTTTTACTGATGGTAACTTTGTAGATGTATCGGTCAATGGCGTAGCATTAGTTGCTGGCACAGACTACAATACAAACACCGCCAATACGATTGACGGTCTATCTGCGCTCACGGCAAACGACCAAGTTGAAATCATAGTTTATGATACGTTTAGTGTATTCAGTGGCAATGTAAATACTGATTTTTCTGTGGGTGGCGACTTAACTGTTGATACAAATACACTTTTTGTTGACGCAAGTGCAAATGAAGTTGGAATAGGAACTACTACCCCAGCTACTTACACAGATTATGTTAGCGGTAGTAATGCACCAGCAGTTGTAGTTGCAGGATCACAGCCAAGTTATGTGTTGGCTGACACAGACATTAGCGGAAATGACGGAACTTTAGGCATTACTAAAGTTGGTGAAGATACTGTTATTAATAACTTAGGTGCTGGCAGTATTAAGTTTTATAATAATGGTGGAGAAAGAATAACTATTACTAGCAATGGTGTGACAGCCGCAGCGGGTGCTGCATCTACACCGGGTTATGCATTTCTTACTGACACAAGCAGTGGTATGTTTTTACCGGCTGCTGATACACTTGCATTCTCGTCTGGTGGTACTGAAACAGTTCGAATTGCAAGCGGTGGCACTACAACATTCACTACAAGCGATGCTAGTACGATTATTCACCGTGTTGGCACTAATGTTGCCGGTATTAAAACAGCAGCTGGCGATGATTTCTGTGTCGGAACGGCAGACCATACACAGGCAATTAGGATTAAAAATACCGATGGTCACGTTGGGATAGGTAATTCTGCTCCAAGCTGCCAACTTCATGTAAACGCCGATGATGATGATGAGGTGCTTCAAGTCCATGCTGACTCCAGCAGTTATACAAGTAATGTAATCTATGTTCAAACCACCAAAGCAGCTAATACAGACCATAGATATTTCAAAGCCAATGAGAACGATGGCTCTGCCACAAGCATACAAATTCTTGGTAACGGCAATGTGCAAAATGCCAACGGTTCATACGGCTCAATCTCTGACCAACGCATCAAACAAGATGTAACTGATGCAAATTCTCAGTGGGCCGACATCAAGGCTCTAAATTTCAAAAACTACAGAGAAAAATACAGAGTATCTGTCGATGGCGATGATGCGCCTGTTTTGCTTGGATTGATAGCGCAAGACCTAGAAACTGCCGGTATGAATGGGTTGGTGGAAACAGTAGAGCCAGACCCGTATCAAAAAGACACGCTTGGTATTGAGAAAGATGTAAAGGCTGTCAAATACAGCATCCTTTACCTAAAGGCAGTCAAAGCCTTGCAAGAAGCAATGACACGCATTGAAACACTTGAGGCTAAAGTCGCAGCACTGGAGGAAGCATAATGCCGTATTTGGGTAATGGTCTTACCAAGTTTACTACTGCGGATGGGCTGACTGTCACCGGCAACGCCTCTGTTAGCGGTACTACTGCACTCACGGGTAACGCAACAGCGGCGGGTACGCTAGATGTTACTGGCGCAATCACATCATCTGACGGCTGCACAATTACCACTGCCGACAATGACCCACAACTCACGCTTGTGTCCACAGATGCAGATGCTTCTCGTGG